AGTTGTCGTAGTTGTCCTCGTATAGTTCGTTGAATCGTTCCTCCAAGCAGAATGAACTTTCGGCTGGGTCGGCTCCATCCGCATCGCAGCGTTGGTTAAAGTCGTTCCAAGCGGAGTCCCCGAAGGCGATGGTGTAGTATTCGCCTTCATTGGACGGGAATAGGTACTCACCGCTGAACCCGTCGCTGGCTTGGCCCGAAGTCAATGCCCGGATATTGGACGGCCCTGCACCAAAGCGGACGACTTGCTGCACCGATGGTTGGCCGTTATTGACCGTGTACTCTCGGACCAACGTACCCCCGGCCGTGTAGTAGCGAATCAGGGCTTTGTCAAAGTTGGCCGTTGTTGTCCCCTTCCCTTGGGCGAGCCACCTCGCCTCGGTATTGGAATGCCATACGAATCGGGTCGGGGTGGTCAAAGCCAAACTACCCAAAAGCGTACCCGAAGGGAATCGAGTCGCAGAATTGTAGGATTGGAACTCCAACTGCTCCAAGTTCCCCGCAAACCCCATGACCCCGCTGACGGTGGTAACCGTTCCCGTCTGCACGACAGGGGTGTTGCCGTATTCCTCCATGAAGTCAAGCCTGTAACCCGAATAGTACCCGGCATGATCCACGAAACCCGTTTGGGTAAGCGATGGCTTAGTCGGGGCAATCAGCGTTTCAACGACCTTGGCAACGTCAAAGAAGCCGAAGTTGGTGCTGGGCAGTTTGTCGCACTTCAACCGTGCAAGGGTGGTCCCTGCTGGGTTCTTGACATCGCAGACGTAGCGGTAGTTCGGTTGTGCAATCAGCGAACCGCTGACCTTAAAGAGCATCTTGTTGTAAACGGGGGTTGCCACTTGGGGCGACCCTGAAAGGACGGTTGTTGCCATTTTATCTTGTTGTTGCTACGCTTATGGATTTGCCAAGGACCTCTGCGATATTCTCAGTCAAGACCTCTATCATTTCGGGGCTTACTGCGTTGCTCATAAAGTTGGTCGCTCTCAGACCTTCCCTCCGAATCTTGTTGGCGATGTTGATGGCAAAGGACCTGTTTGCTGCCTTCTTGTCCCGGCCTTCCAACGGAATGCCCTTAAACGCAATCCACTCCTGAATCGGGCGGATAGGTGGACGCTTGTCCCGGTATTGAAACGGCGAGTTAGGCGCACGTTTGGTTGAGTTTGCACCCTTGACACCGAGGTCCACAAACTTCCAATAATCCGCTGCCTCAATAGCAACAACGAAGGACTGGTCGTTAAGGGATATAGGGGTAACCGTGATGGACTGCGAAAGGGCGTTGCTTGCGATGGCGTTCGACTTGGCAAGGTTCTGCTTTGCAAGGCGGACCACCCCTTCCAGCCACTTGACCACTAAGGCGTGGGACTTGTTCTCAATGGCCCCATCTTCGAGGGCTACACCAAAGTCAGCAAGGGCCTCCTTTTGGATGTCGGTCAGTTTCTTGCCTGACCCTCCTACAAAGACGTTGAACTCCATGTGGGTAAATGTCCCCCGTGCCGGATAGTGTCTATCTGCGCCTTGCTCGCTCCGCTTCCATCCGTTCGGCTTCCAAGATGTCGTGAATCAGGAGCGCATAGTTCAGGAACTCCACCGCCTTCATCGCAAAGATGGCATCGAATTTCAGCACGTCCTTGTTTGCCATCCGCCACACCACCATAAGCCAACCGTACCCGGCAAGCGGGCTTACGTCAGCCCCTCGGCCGTCTTCATCAGGTGCTTGGAATAGTCGCTCAAAACTTTCAAGTAGGGTTCGGAACTTAACAAAAAAAAACTGACAACCCCCCAAACATCGCCCACCTTGGCGTGCTTCTTCATCAGTTCGGCTCGCTCCGCATGGGCAGCCCCGTCGTACTTTTTCGGGAATAATCCGAATAGACCGCCCTCTCTGCACAGGGTCGCCATGATTCGGTGAAGGTTTTGCAGGAGTTGTTTTTCGTCGGTCGTGTTTGCGTCCATTAACTCAATCAACTGCCCGGCCGTGAGTTCATCCGTGAAGACCGTTGGAATCCACCACTTGCCCCCGGCTTTGAACTTTCGCTTGTACCCAAGGGCAGGCAATGCGTTCCACTCGCTGATAATGGCCTTGTAACGCTTTAGGACGCTCTTGGCGGGCATTTCCCTCACGAGTGATATATCGACCCCCTCAACGATTGCGACGACCCCTGCACGCTTGTCGTAGTCCCCAAGGACGCTGGAAAACTCAATGGCTCCGATGCGCTGGAACTGGTCGATGGTCAGGTCTTGGAGTTTCATAGTTTGGGTCTTGTGTTGCAACGGATTTCGGGAACGACGACCATAGGCAGGTCGTTAAGCAGGGCGAGGTTGGTCAGGACGCTTTGGTCGTGCCTGTGGTCAATAAACGATGGATGGTTCGGATACTCGCTGGGGTCGTCATTCACGGCCTTGTCAACGTGGAGCCACTTGGACCACTCGTACATGAGGTCAATCGTGAAGTCGGTCTTGCGTAAGCCAAGGAACCCCGCCTCTATCTGCATCGGCTTCTCGTTAAAGAATTGAAGGCAGTCCATCAAGGCGTAGCAGTCGCCCTTCGTGTATGAGATATGGTTGTGAAAGTTTTGATGCAACAGGATGGGGTTGTCTTGCAAGTATTGCTTGGCAAACTCAAAGCAGCCATCCCCGTGCAGGTCTTGGGCATCGAGGTAAAGCAGAACTTCGTCCTCCTGCAAGTCAAAGAGAGCGTCAAGGATGATTTGAGGCTTCCACCTCCACCAGTTGTTGCCCCTGCCCGGACGTTTCTCGTCCTCGGTTGTTGTAATCGGGAAAGGGTACTGATTAGCCTGCGCCCTCGCTGCTGGAAGGTATTCACTCGTTGCGTAATTAACCCCGACCAAGTACATCTTAGAACCCGTGAGAGTTGGCGAAGGCGTGCTTGAATGCAGCCACGTTGTAAGGGATGTCAGCAAACCTCTGCGAGTAGGCTCGTTCTAAAATGTGGCCGACGTGGGGAATAGCCACCAACTTTTGCTCAATGCAAGCGACGGTTAGGTCAAGGTAGGAATCGTCCCAAGTCAGCGTGTAATTGGAAGTTACAGGCACGACGGGTTGATAGAATTCCTTTGCACCCCTTCCAGTCAGTTGCTTGATGTGTGGCTCGTAGTTATCGCCACACGACCAGTAAGGCACAACGTCAACAGGGACTCGGAAATAGGCGCAGTAAGCCCGTTGGTCAAAGTCGCCTGTCTTGGTGAGGTCGTACTCGAACAGGTTCACGACATCTCCGTTCTTGATGTAGCCGTTCTTGGCTAAAGCATACCATCCAGTCCAAGCGACGAGGTTGCGATGGCTCTCGATGTTGTCGGGTTCGTTCCTTGCAACGATATGGTCAAGGCCAGCCATGCCATCGAAGTCCTTGAACCCAAGCATGACCCAAGTGTAGGGGGCTAAGTCCTTGAACCTCCCCTCGGCTTCGCATTGCTTCACGATGTCGGTATCGTGGCAGAAGATGTAAGTTTTTGCCTTCATTTTTTGTAGATGGTTAAAAGCATCCTGCCTCTTTGGTCGGTTGACCCCTTGGCTTCGTGTGGCTGCAGTTGGCTCGTAAGGTTGACCATCGTCAGCAGTTCGGCATCATGGATGAGCATCGTCCCACCGGGGTTGAGGGCTTTGTTGAACAAGGCAACCATTTCGGGAATCATGCCGTCCCCGTGGTCGGAATCGTGAAAGATGAAGTCAAACGTCCTGACCTCTTGCAGGGCCATGTGGCTCGGTTGGTTGTTCCATTCGACCTTGAACTGCGATAGCAGGGCTTTGCGTTTATCCTCAACCGTTGTATCGGTGTCGTAAACCACCACGTCAAGCCCAGCCAAGGCGATAGCGAGCGTCGAGTGTCCGAGGTAGGAACCGAGTTCCAAAGCGTGGCCTCCCTTGTGCTTCTTGGCTTCCTCGTAGATTTCAATGATATGCTCTACCGCAGTCGTGTAAATGTGCGAGTAGTCCAAGGCTTTGAGTTGGTCGATGTGTTTTTTCATGCTAAAAAGTTATGACAAAGCGTTCGGGCGAAGGCCAGCCGGGGTTGGAATCAAAGACCTTGGTGTCGGGCTTCTTGCCAACCCAAGTTTCTGCTCGGAATCGATGGTCCCTTGCAGGTTCGCCCAGTTCTTTGATGTGGCTTGACTTGGCCCACCAAAAGTTGCCCCCGAAGTACGGATAGCCTTCGGGGTTGTTGTGGTCCGCCATGTGAGGGAACTGCTCTTTGGTTATCCAATGACATCCTACGGCATCGACCCCCTCCAGCATTTGCATGGACCGCTCCCATGCGACCACGTTGAAGAATAGCATGGACCTGCCCCATAGTTGGGTGGTCAAGGATGGATTCGCAGCCCCCTTCGTGTGAGCGTACAGGTACACGGCTTCTTCTTCCTGCGAGGCCCGGTACATCTCGGTAAGCGTCGCCTGCTCCCAAGCGTTGGTTCGGGTAACCACGACCTTGACCTTATCGGCCACCATCGAGTTCTCCAGCACCTCCTTGACCGCCTTGCGTTGTTCGGGTGGACCGACAATGCCGACCCTTATCTCATCCAAGACATTGATGAGGCCGTAATTGCAGACCGCCATCATGTGCTGGTTGAGGATTAACTGCCAATTCCCTCCGCAGTAGATGTGGTAGTAGTGAACGACTTTCATAAGGTCCAAAGGAGGGTTAGAAGGGTGATGATGAAGAAAATGGCTGCAAGCGTCTTGCCGATTTCGATGAGCAGGTCAAGGATGCGTTCGGGGTTCATTTAGGCAGTAATAAAATCTTTCATATTGTTTAGGGGTTTAGTACCGCAAAGTTAAACCACAACATACTTCCCTGAGTTACTGACCCGTAACTTGTTAAGGGCCACATACCGCATAGCATCGCAGGCGTGGTTGAAGGAATCGATAGGGACCCCCGTGTTTTTGCCTTCCTTGTCGGTCGCCCAAGTGTAGGACCGCAGTTCCTTGATCAGGTTGGTGCTATCCTTGGTTACCTGCAACTTAAAGCGTTTCAGGATGTCTATCCCGTTCCTGACCGAATCGGGACCTTTCTCTGCTGGCTTGATATTGAAACCAAGTCGGTAGATTTCCTCGATGCTCTTGGGTTCTGCTGAATCCGCCACGATTTCCCAAGCCCTTGTGATGCCCAAGGACCGCAACTTATCTGCGATGTCTTGGTTGGTAAGGCCTGTTGCGTAGAGCAGTTCCTGAATCAGCAGGCAGTCCCCTTGGCGGTAGATGGCGACCAAGGCCGTAGGGTCGTTGCTAAAGCCCCAGTCAAGCCCAAGGGCGACGAATTTGGCTCGGCTGACATCGATACCCTCCACGACCTCGAAGTCCTCGTAGATGGCCCCCTGAAGCGTCCCGACCTGACCGAGGCCGTACACCTTGTACC